CAATGTAGTCCAAGAAGTTCTGCAGTGTTTCATTATCACCATCAGCCAAGCCAACAAACTCACTAAGTGAGGCGTTAGTTACCATGTAGGGGTTGCCGTTAGGCAAGCTACGTGTTTCACCAAGTAGAGCTATGGTGTGCTCTGCAGGTGAGATCTTCTTCTTCATTAGTTTACCCACTACGGCATCAATGTATTTAAGACTGTCTCTGTTCTTGACATCCATCACAAAGTCAAACTCATCATCGTAACCTGTGGCAGGTTCACCACCTTCGTAGAAAGCGTCAACTAGTTTA